GTCAGTCCCTAACGTTGCATATGGTAAACACTAAAGATGGAATTTAAACACCCGAAATATTATGCTGAGCTCAGGAAGCGTGGTCGCAAGCTTACAAGCTCTCAAGCAAAAGTCGACAAGCCTTCCAGCCCTGAGCCAAAGGCTCAAGCTTCAAGCCAGAATCAACAAGCTCCAGAATCTTCAAGCCAGAGTACAAGCGCACAAGCCCACGAGCAGGGGCACAAGCAACAAGGATAAAGGTATTCTTAGGATGTTTCACGTGAAACGAAACCTGGTGCGGTGAGAGGGATATTTTGTTACCTAATGTTACCTTCAGTTCGATTGTAATAAAGGTGCTAGAAGGAGTATAGGCCAATATATCAGGAGTGCCAAATAAGCTACGATTTTCCAGTCTATTATAAGATATTGACGGTATATTTTTCTTAAGATCACGATATAATTTTACCTCTGGTTTCATGAAGGTAACATGAAGAGTAAATTATAACTTGCCAATTATCTTTGGCATCTTCCAAGTACCTTGCAATTTCACACCTTTAAAATTTAAAATGTGCGTGTCTCTATCACCAATTACTCTAGATTCCAACAATTGAATTTCGGATACGTCAAGTTTTTCTCCGTTAGGCATCTCAATCTGAATCCTAGCATTTTGTGCTACAGGGGATACTAAGAATTTATCTAAAAATTGTCTTAATTCTTTCGCTTTCATAAATGTTGATATATAGCTTAGGAAACTATATATTGCAAGTATGACGAAATCTGGACCAAAACCAATGGTAAAAGAACCTTGGCATCCTGTACAAGATTTGACAGAGATGCAACGTAGATTCTGTGATTACCTAGCGTACAATCAAGGTAGAACCACGTATACAGAAGCAGCTATCAAAGCAGGCTACAATGAGAACAGAGCTAGAATCGAGGGGTCTGAATTGATGAAGAATCCCAAGATACAGAGATACTATCGTTACAAGGTTAATGACGTTAACAGGTCTCTTGCGGTCAATAGAACTAACTACATACAGAGACTAATAAAACTATCCAACAAAGCAGAGAACAAAGAGATAAGGGATAACTGCGCACCATTAGAAGGATTGATAGGTAAAGCGGCAGGTCTACTAGTCAATGTGGTTCAACACGTTGGAGACTCAGATCTTAATGAATTGAGAGAAGAAGAACGTAGACTCAAAAAAATAAATGAAGAAGGTCTCGAGACTCAAAAATTATTAAACTCTAAAGACTAACTTTCTCCATCTTAATTATACACCCAATTGGAAATACATTACGGTCTGAGAATAATTCATCACCCTCTTCGTAGGATGCGAATGTCCAAACATATTTTTTATTTTTATCGAATAGATATGCATGAGTTATCATCGTAGACGGTATTAAACCGTACGAGTCATGATGTGTTGCATGCCCGGAGTCACCAGTCGGATCAATCCAGGTGATCTCATAGAAATAATATCTTTTCTTTTTGATTACAACAGATTTGTATTTAGATTTCTTAGGACGTCTCATGGAATCTGTATACCCCTAATTCTATAATTTATAAAATAAAAATAAAAAACACGCGCGCGACCCCTTATTTCGTTGGTATTACTAGCTTTTTTAACAATTGTACCAATTGTACCTCGTTGTACCAAGCACCTTTGGTACAAAAATGAACGAATAAGCATTGGTATTACTATCTTTTTTAAATTGTACCAATTGTACCAGGGTTTAAAAAAAAATAAAAAAAATTTTTTATTTTTTATACAAAAAAGTGTATACAATTGCATGATTAGTCGATTATTCCACAATTTACTGTACTTTTTAGTCATCTTTTGTACCTTGGCCCTCTTTTGCTTTTGGTACATTGGCATAATATTGGTCTATTTTTTTCAAGAATGTATGCATGTGACCCTGAAATTCCTTGTCCGATACTTCAAACTTCTGAAAGAAGCCATCTTTAGAACACATTAGAATGATTCCAGACTGTATCTTCGTATCATACACTTGGTTGTGAGCCATTGCATAAGCTGCCAACTGCACAAAATAATCCTCAATCCACTCTCGCTGTTTCGGCTTGTTTGTTTGCTTGAAGTCTATTATACTTTCGCGCCCATTATAAATTCCCACAACATCTGTTTGTCCGGCGTACAGTCCAGGATAATATAATGTTACCTCACTGCCCCATACTTCCTCCAGGTCCCCGAGCCCCGATTCGACAACAATGTTGGCCATTCTCCCTGCTTCCTGGCCAATGGCTGTAAGGTCTAAATGTGGCTTATTATTTATATATCCTTCAAGATAGGTATGCATTACTGTCCCTCTCATAGCAGATATATCTCTGATTCTATCGGCATTTTGTTTACCCATTCTTGCCTGCCAATCAGCTAAACTCTTTTTCTTTTCTTCTGACTGAGTCTGTGATAGTATCGTTGTTACAGATGGTAGCTTATCGGTACCTATTTCGTAGTGCCTTCGACCCATGACTAAAGATCTTG